CGTCCTGTAGCCTTTCACGCCGTTATGGTATAACATGCGGCAAACACATCTAGGAGCGCCGGATGGCTTGGCCCTTTTCCCGCAAGATCGAAGTTAAAGAGCATCCGGCAGGCGCGGCTTTCTTTTCGCCGGGTGGCCCTGCATGGTCGCGGCAATCCAATCGCGTTGCATATGTCGAAGAAGGCTATCAGCTTAACGTGGTGGTTTATCGCGCGGTTGCTGAAATCACGCGGTCTGTGTCTGATCTTGTGCTGGAGGTTGTGGCAAATGGTGAGCCTGTCGAGAATAGCCCCGCGCTTGACATCCTAGCGCGTCCAAACCCGACGCAAGGATGGGATGGGTTTATCACAGAGGCTTTCACAAACTACCTGCTAACGGGCGAAATGGCGATTGCGCGCTATCCTGAGACGGGGCGCATTGCCGAACTTTGGAACCTAAATCCGCTTTATTTGCAGATTGAGCCGGGGCGCAGCGGTATCGCATCGTCATATGTCTATGATCAGAACAACGCGAAAAAGACCTTCCCTGTTGATCGGCTGACGGGGAAAAGCCAAGTCTATTTTCAGAAGATGTATAACCCGCTTGACTATTGGCGCGGTCAATCGCCGCTGATGGCTGCTGGCATTGCCGCTGATACCCATAACGCCGGGATGCGGTGGAATTACAGCCTGCTGCGGAATAGCGCGCGACCGTCCGGCCTGATCAAGCTGGCCGCTGATGCTGGCGGCGAGGTTGTCTCTCGGCTGAAAGAATGGTTCAAGGCTGCGTTTCAGGGCGAATATAACGCTGGTCAAATCCCCGTCCTTCCGGCTGGTGCTGAATGGCAGGCAATGGACAACAGCCCGAAGGACATGGACTACACCACCACGCAGAAGGAAGCGGCAAAACTGATTGCTTCGGCCTTCGGGGTGCCGCTGCCGCTGATCGATAACGACGCAAGCACATTCAACAATCTGGAGCAGGCGAAAGAGCGGCTTTACACCGATACCGTTCTGCCGCTGTTCAATACGTTCCTAGCGCAGTTTGGCGCATGGTATCTGCCAGCCTTTGGCAATGGTCTGTCGCTGCGCGTTGATATGGACAGGATCGGCGCGCTAGAAGGCCTGAGAACTCGCCTATATGACCGGATGCTGAAGGGCGTAACCGCAGGCGTCCTGACCGTGGATGAGGCGCGCGAGGCTATCGGATATGAGCCTTTAGGCGATGCCGCGCTAAAAGAGGATATGGTCAAGGCGATGGGGCTGCTGGCCTATGGCAAGTGACCGCGAAACCGCCCGCGCGCAATGGCTGGAGCAAGTCAAGGTAATGCGCCGGAATGAGCGCAGGCTATCCAAGGTTTTCCCAATCGTCTATGCGGCTGCAATCGATCGATGGGAAGCGACTGGGGCCGTTGCCGTTCCGATTGAGGCGCAGCGTGATCTGGGCGCTGTCATGGTGCGAATGTGGCGCGAGGCGATAGCTATCGGCGCGGCATTCCCTGTGGCGCAAGAAAAGTCGGCTTTTGTGCGTCTGGAGGTTAAGGCCGAGGCTGAGACGCTATTCGAACAAATCATGCGCGAGTTTATCAATCGGTTTGGCGGGTGGAAAATCACGCAGATCATTGAGACAACGCGCGACCAGATATTGCGCGCGATTGAGCGTGGCGTGGCGGATGGTCAATCAATCGATGCCATTGCCAAAGCTATGCGCGAGACTGTGCCAGCCCTAAGCCGGACGCGGGCGCATATCATCGCGCGCACCGAGGTTCACACGGCAGCGATGCACGCCAGCGAGGAAGTTGCCAAGACCGCCATAGCGCCGATGAATAAGCGATGGATCAGCGTATTTGACCACCGGACGCGAGACTTTGGCGAGGGTGATGGGGTGATGGATGAGTTTAACCATCGCGTTATGAATGAAGTAACGGTCGGGCCGGATGAATTGTTTTCCGTGCCAAGCAAGGGCGGCGCGTTTGAACTTATGACGGGTCCGGGTGATCCAAACGGATCTGCTGCTAATGTGATAAACTGCCGATGCGCGCTTGTGTATCGCCGTGTCGGGCGTCCGTGGCCTAAATCTGGCGAGTGATTGCGCGACTTGTCTAGTTATGGTATAACATCGCAAACGTATGAGGCGCGGCATGGAATTTAAGTCACTCACGCTTGAACTGAAAGCCGATGCCGCTGGCGTTGTGTCCGGCTATGGGTCGGTTTTCGGCGGGGTTGACGCATACGGCGACACAGTTATGCCGGGGGCTTTCGTTAAGTCTCTGACCAAGCGCAAGCCAAAGATGCTTTGGCAGCATGACATGGATGAACCTATCGGCGTTTGGGACGATGTGCGCGAGGATGCCAAGGGCTTGTTTGTTCAAGGCCGTCTGGCGATGAAAACCGAAGGCGGCATGGAGGCATATGAATTGCTTTCTATGGGCGCGATTGATGGTTTATCTATCGGCTTTCGCACTATCGCGGATGAAGTGGTGCAAGGTGGCACTCGCCTGTTGAAAGAGGTTGATCTATGGGAAGTGTCATTCGTGACTATTCCGGCAGATCAGGCGGCTGTTGTCCAGAGCGTTAAATCGGCAATGACAGAGCGCGCGTTTGAAACGATGCTGCGCGCGCAAGGGTTTTCCCGCTGGGATGCGAAAATCATCACTGCGGATGGGTGGAAGGCTTGGGCTGAGAAGCGGGACGCTTCGGGCATGGGTCTTGACGTGGCAGATCAGCGGGACGCTGAGGCAGAAGTCAAAAAGCAACTGCAACAACTCCTGAAAGGTCTGGCAAATGTCTGACATGAATGAAATCAAGAGCCTGATTGAGGGCGTGAACACTGCGTTCACCGCGCTTCGGTCGGATGTCGAGGCGGTGAAAAACCGAGATGTTGTCGATGAAACCAAATTCGACAAGATGGCCGCGCAAGTCACGGGCGCAATGGAAAAGCTGCAAGCGATGGAAGCCAAGGCGGCTGCGCTTGAAGCAATGATCCAGCGCGGAGATATGGGCAACGGCAAGACTGATGAAAGCAAGGCCCATGCTGACCTGAATGACTTTGCCCGCAAGGAAGGCAAGCAATCGCTTGAAATCCGCGCGATGGCAACGGACACTGGACCCAAGGGCGGGTTCCTTGTCATGCCTGAACTGTCGGCTACCGTTGTTGGCCGCGTGTTTGAAACGTCGCCCCTGCGCTTGGTCGCCAATGTTGAGCAGACTGGCGCAAAATCGCGCACGTTCCTGATCGATGACGATGAAGGATCGGCGGAATGGTCGGGTGAGCGCGCCGTCGCCACCGAAGATACGCCGGACGTGGGCCAGAAAGAAATCGTGGCGCACGATATCACCGCCAAGATGAACGCAACCGCCGACATGCTGGAAGATGCCTACTTTGATCTGGCAGGGTGGCTGCAAGGCAAAGGCGCGGACAAGATCGCTCGCAGCGAGAACACCGCGTTTTTCACTGGCACTGGCGTGAACAAGCCGCGCGGTCTGCTGACCTATTCGGCGTGGGCATCGGCTGGCGTGTATGAGCGCGACAAGCTGGAGCAAGTCAACTCTGGTGCCGCAACCACGTTCACCGCTGACGGCCTGATTGACGCGCAAGCCGCGCTGAAAGAGGACTATCAGGCCAATGCCGTTTGGCTTATGAAGCGCGCATCGTTCGGCGCGGTTTTGAAGCTGAAGGGGGCTGATAACTTCTACTTCGGCCAAACCATGCTGCGCGATGGCAACACCGCCATGCAGCTTCTTGGCAAGCGCGTGATCTTCTGTGACGACATGCAGGCGATTGGCACTGGCAGCAACCTGATTGCCGCCTATGGCGATTTCGGGCGCGGCTATACGATCCTTGACCGGATCGGCCTGCAAGTGCTGCGCGACCCCTTCACGGCTGACCCCTACACCGTGTTCCGCCTGCGCCGTCGGACTGGTGGCGATGTCACCTCGTTTGACGCAATCAAACTCGTCAAAGCCTCGGCATAAGGAGACCTTACCATGGCAAAATTTGACAGCCTCAACAACGGGTCTTGGCTCATTCTTGGCAAGCTGACGCTTTCCGGAACCTCGACCGTCACCACTTCGCTTGTCGATATGCAGGGCTTTGACGCTCTGGAAATCGCTTTTGTCAACGGAACCGTCACGGATGCTGGCGCGGCTGCTGGCTTTACTTCCAAGCTGCAAGAAGCCGATGTGACCACCGCATCGTCTTTCACGGACGTTGCGACCACTAACGCCGTAAATGGCGTTGCGACTGTGACGACCACTCTGGACACCGACGACGACAAGATCGCAGGCGTGCTTGGCTACATCGGAGGCAAGCGTTATGTGCGCGTTTCCGCCACTGGCACCACCGCATCCGATGCAACTGTGTTTGTCATCGGACGTCGGTCGCGCGCTGCCAGCCTGCCGCCTACCTTGGTTGGCACCGCCACGGCTGCTACCTGATTTATGGTGTGGGGCGGCGCAATCCGCCCCCATCCATAGCGCAGGGGATACCACATGCGGCTTTCCGAAATCATCCGATCAATCAGACCTGCGACGTTTTCCGAGAAATCATCGGCGCGCATCGCTGGCGTATCTGGTGGTGTTGATGTGTCCCTGCCCTATCTGCAATCCGGTTGGGTCAATGTGGCGGATAGCCAATATACCGCCGGATCACCGCTTGCCATTACTGGCGGGGTTCGGACGCAACTGACAATCAACGGGCTTGGCGCGACAACGAATAAGCTGTTTGCCAACGGCATGCCGCAGGATGTGTGGTCTGATAACAGGTTCAAACCGTCTGACATTGGCGAGTGCTATAACCTGCGGCTGACCTGCACGGTGGCGCAAACCACAAGCGGCACCGGCACCTATGTCACATTTGAAGCCGACATTGGCACCGATGGTTCGCCATTCATCGCCGCAACTGAAAGCGTATCGCTGCTGAAGGGTCAGGGCGTCGCCACGCAAATGACCATTAGCGCACCATTTTTCACGCTGGAGACATTTGGCAGAAATGGGGCTAGACTATACATCACACCAAGCGTTGATGTATCAGTTTACGGGCTGGCGATATTCATTCAGAGGACATTCAAGCCATGACCTATAATCGCCGCACGGTTTCAATCATTACCGCGCCTGCGTCGCTGCCCGTGTCTGTGGCGGACTGCAAAGCATTCCTGAATGTTGAAGGCACGGCGGATGATGCGCTTATCGAGGCATTTATCAATGCTGCGGCTGACGCGGTTCGGCAGTATTGCCGCAGGTCTTTGGTGGCGGAAACGCTGGAACTGCGGATGGATGGCTTTCCGCAGTATAGCTTAGATCGGCTGGATCGGCTCGGTCATGGTGTGCATGTCGTATCGGTCCCGTTTATCGAAGGCTCGCCAAACGTGATTGATCTGCCATTCGGCCCTGTGGCGTCCATCACGTCGATTACCACCTATGCGCGGGATAACACTAGCGCGGTGTTTTCATCGGCCAACTATGGCTTTGATGCGGGCAGGGTGTATCTGTATGAAGGTTCGGTGTGGCCTTCCGATCTGCGCCGCGTGGACGCTGTTGCAATCCGCTATGTGTCAGGCACGTCGCCTATTCCTGCCGCTATCGTGCAGGCGCTAAAAACCCACGTTGCAGCGATGTATGAGTGCCGTGAGGGTTGCGAGATGCCAGCGGCGTGCAAGGCCATGCTTGGCGCTTATCGTCGGCTTGATCTGATGGGGTTTGAATGACCTGCGCGAAATACCCTATCGGCGCGCTACGGCAGACCGTGGCAATCCAAGCCAAGACGCGCACGGCTGACGGGCAGGGCGGCTTTACAACGTCATGGGCTACCGTGTCGGGATCAGCAACGCGGGCGATGATTACCGCCGCGCCGGGGTCTGAGAAGTGGGGCTTTATGCGGTCGGTTCCGGGCAACACCATGAAGATGGTGACGCGCTGGTTTGACGGGGCCACGGCGGCGCAAAAGGTGGTCTGGAATACCAAGGAATACGCGGTCTTGGGTGTTGTCGATCCTGACGGGACTGAGACTTGGCTAGATTGGCGCATTGCTGACGGGGTGGCATCGTGACGCGGATTGCCATTCAGCTTGACGGCATGGGGCAGTTGCTTGGGCAGCTTAAGGCGCTGGGCGGCGAGGCGGATGATGTGGTTATTCAGACAATCAATGATCTGGCGGCAGAAACCCACGAATATGCTGTCGCTGGCATTAGCCATAGCGGCGGTGGCGGGCGAACCTATGAAAAATATAAGCCGCGCCGGACGCATACGGCATCCGCGCCGGGGGCATACCCTGCAACGGATACGGGGCGTCTTGCATCATCGGTGCGGATGATCCTGCCAACGGCGTCTAGCATGGCTGGCGAGGTTGGCACGGCAGTTAAATACGGCGCTTGGCTGGAGTTTGGCACAAGCCGGATGGCTGCGCGTCCTTGGCTGCTACCATCGTTTGAGCGGGCGAAAGTCGGCATTGAGAAAGAACTGAAGGCGCGTATTGAGGCAATGGTGAAATGAGCTTCCTAAACATCGCGCAACAGATCATATTTGACCGGCTGACAGGTAATCTTGGGTCGGGCGTGTCGCTATTTGATACCGCGCCATACCTGCCGGAAGGCGCGCCTAGCACGTCATTTCCTTATGTCGTCATGGGCAATGATACATCTGCGTCATGGGATACTGACGATCAGGTTGGCGCGGAAATCACAGTAACGCTGCACTTCTGGTCACGGGCAGAAGGGTTTAACCAAGTCAAAACCATAATGCAGGCCGCATATGATCGGCTAAACCGCGCAAGCCTTTCCAAAACAGGCTATTCTGTGCTAGATTGCCTGCATGAGTTTTCCGAGGCGATGGACGATCCTGACGGGGTGACAAAGCACGGAATACAGCGCTACCGATTGACCATACAGAAAGGGTCTTAATATGGCTGGGTTTAATGGGCGGTTGCTCACAATTGACTGGGATTCTGTTACGCTAGTTGGCGTCAAGTCGAAATCTTTTGAGATTACGGCTGATTACGTTGACGTTACAACCGACGATGATGACGGGTGGACCACGTATCTGCCAAACCCCGGTTCGCGCGGCATGTCGTTTACCGTAGGCGGTGTGACGAATGATCAGATCATCATCGCGGAATTGATGAAGGCATCGATCACTGGCGAACCTTTTGCTGTGAACCTGCCTACCGCGACTGGAGCTAAACTGTCTGGCACGGGACTTGTGCAGTCTTTCTCTGGCTCTGGTGAGCACGATGGCGAATATGCGTTTGAAATGTCCGGCGTCTGCAATGGCGCTCCGACCTATGCGGCAGGGACGCCCTAATGCGATCAATGACGGCTGAATTTGGCGGGCTACGGCTTGAACTGGCCGCGAACTTCGGGGCAGCGCGGGATATTGCAAAGCAGGTCGCAGATCCGCTGGCAATCGCCCGTGAGGCCGCGCTGGAGGCCATGATGGGGCAAGTCGGGCAGGTCTACCATCCGAAGTTTTCCTTTACCGTTGATAACGTGCCTGTGATTATCCATATCGGCGCAAAGGCTGCTGGTGAAAAGGTGACGCTGGCCGATGTTCAGGATGCTGTCTTTGATGCAGGGCTTTTGATGGGCAAGGCGATTGCTTCTGATTATCTGGCCTTGATTGTCACGCCACGGTCTGAGGAAGCTCAAGCCGAAGAGGGTAAGGACGCGGCGGGGGAGTAACTTGGGCGGCTTTTGAGCGATCCGCATATCAAGCCGCCCGATCTTGGGACATGCAGCCGAGCGAGTTTTGGGGGTTGCCGATCTATGACTGGTGGGTGGAGTTAGACGCCAAGATTGTCGAAAGCCGCAGGATTGAGGAACTATCAAGCGGCAAGGCCAAGGATGGCGGTTTCAGCAAGTCCCAATGGGACAAGGCGCGCAGGGAACACAGGGAAAAGATGAATGGCCGAACTGAGCGCGCTTAACATCAAAATCACGGGCGATGCGACTGACCTAAAGGCTGCGGTCGGATCGGCTACGACTGAACTTGGGCGGGTTGCAACTGCCGCAGACAAGGCAAACGCTGGATCGGCGAGGCTTGGGTCTGGCCTAGCTGATGTTGGCAGATCATCCGGCAATAGCTCGAACATGCTTCGAGGCTTGGCTCAACAGCTTTCGCAAGTCGGGCAGCAGACGATGGCTACTGGCCAATTTGCGCAAGCTTTGGGCATTCAGTTGCCTGATATTGGTTTGGCATTTGGATCGGTTGGCGCAGCCGCAGGTTTGCTGGCAGGTATCGCATTGCCCATGCTGATAACAGCATTAAGCGGAGGGGCGGACGCATCAAGAACATTTGCAGACGCAATATCAATGGCGGATGATGCGCTAGAAAGCACTGCAAATCTTGCAAAAATCGCTGCTGGTGATTTTTCAGAGCTTACCGATGAGTATGGCAATCTGACAGCTCATGTTATGGAGCTATACAATGCAGATGTTGAAGCTGGTCTAAGGAAGCTGGCTGACGGTGCCAAGGCGCTGAAAGAAGAGCTTCTGGAGATGTATAACGGAAACGCGTGGATGAACGTATCCCGCGCCGAAGATTTGGCAAATGGCCTTGGCCTTGGAACGGCGGCATCCCGCGAAATGGCAGTAGCCATGAATGAATTGGCGCTTGCAGGGTCGCTTGATCGTCAAATTGAAGTTGTATCTATGATGCGGCGTCAATTTGAAGAAATGGTTGGGCCTATTGGCAGGATGACAGCATCTCAGTTTGAATTTTGGTCGTCGCTTAAAGACAGTGAAGCCGCAATGATGCGGGTAAAGCTAAGAACTACTGAGTTAAGCGGTGCTATCGGCGTTGCTGATGCCAGCATGGGCAAGATGGTCAGAACAACCGTTGCGGCCAAGGATGCGGTTATCGCGCTGGTAGCAAACGCACCAAGCGGCGGCTGGCTGTCTGGGGCTATTAGCGATGCAGGAGCGCTTGCGGCAAAGCTATGGGATGCGGCATCGGCGCAGGCTTCACTGAATGCGGAAGGATCGGCACAGGTTGGTAACGCTCCACCGCCAAAGCTAGGGTATAGCGGCGGCGCGGGCGGTGGCACAATCAACATGCCTATGGGCGGCGGTGGAGGCGGTGGAGGCGGAGGCGGCGGTGGAGCAAACCCGATCATCGGAGAGTTGGAAACGCTGCAAAACAGCCTAATGACGCAAGAGCAGTTGCAGTTGGAAAGCTACACGCGGCAGCAAGAAACCCTGCGCGCGGCGCTTGATCAGCGGCTTATCACGCAAACCGAATATGCGGCGATGATGGAGCAAGCCCAGCAGCAGCACTCCGACAAGATGAGCGCGATTGACGTGTATCGCTATGGCGACGGGCTGCAAAAGGCTGGCGCATTCTTCGGGGCCATGGCCGACGCCATGGCATCAGGCAATGACAAGATGATGAAGATCGGTCGGGCGTTTGGCGCGGCTGAGGCGCTGATTAACGCATGGCGGGCCTATGCACAAACGCTGGCAACGCCGGGGCTTAATCCGCTGGCGAAGTTTGCAGCGGCTGCAAAGGTGCTTGCTGCTGGCATGGGTGCCGTGCAGGCAATCAAGGGCGGGTCAAAGACAAGCGCGGGCGCGTCTGGGTCTATCGGCGCAGCAGCGGCGCAATCAAGCCCAACGCAAACGCTCAACTTCACTTTGACGAATGACCAATTCGGCTTCGGGGAGCGTATTGTCCGGCAGATCGCCGCTCAACTCAATCAGGCAAGCAGGAACGGCATGAACATTCAGGCGGTAGTGCGATGACCCTATCAACATCAGGCTACACTGTAGGGTCTAACATGCCGCTCAATCATGCGCGCATCCTCTATAGCCCGATCACTGGCACGGTGACGGCGGGCGGCACCAATGGCGACTATGCCACGAATGACTATACCTTTCAGCGGTGGGCCTGCGGGGCGCTGACCGCAACGTGGAACCTTGTCACGGCGGCGGATGCGTCTGTGGATACGGTATTCATCGCGGCGCATAACCTTGGCAGCACGGGCAGCACGGTCGCCATTAGCACGGCGTCAACTGTAGGCGGGGCGCATACCACGCGGGCGACGGTTGTGCCGACGGACGATAGCGCCATTGCGGTGATGTTTAACAACGCTGGAACTGCATACACCATCCGCGAAATCAAACTGACCATCACGGGCGCATCGGCCTTGGCTGAGATCGGCATCATCCGCGCAGGTGTGGCGCTGCAAATGGAACGGCCAGTCTATGGCGGTATCCAGCCAATCGGCCTAACGCGGCTTGTGGAGACGCGGCACAGCATCAGCGAGACGGGGCAATGGCTTGGCCGCACAATTCAGCGGCAGGCGTCCAGAACGTCAATGCCATGGCAGAACCTGACGGCTGCATGGTATCGCAGCACGTTTGCGCCGTTCGCGCTGACCCTGCCGCAAACCCCATTCGGGCTTATCCAAAACCCGTCCAAGATGCCAGAGAGTGTATCGTGGTGCTGGACCGATGAAACTCCGCAGCCTGAGAACATGGGGACGCGCGATCTGATGGCGGTGTCGCTTAATATCACGGGGTTTTTGGACACATGACAGGACTTAAGTCACCCGCCCCCACACCCCGTGCATTGATTCGCTTGCTTCACAATAAGCGTCATATGCTTCTTCAGCAGTGCAAAACAACCCAAGATGCTTGGATACGCCATGCAATTTAATGGTTGCACGCCACTTTTTGCATTGGTTGTGCCAAGATACACCTTTAAAGCCGCTAGAGTTTGCAGAGGACCGTCTCTGGTTGCGAAGATTTTCAGATACAGTTGCAAGACGGAGATTGGGCCGCCTATTATCAAGGCCATTTCCGTTTATATGGTCAACATGCAGCGAAGAGCCACTAGCAGCAATTACTCTGTGCATATAGGCAAACCTGCGAGGGGATTTAGATATGCCGCAAATGGCATAGCAAATTCCATTTCGAACAGATGCCCACCATGTAATTCCTGTTACAAGGCAAATATCATCTACATCAATTATTGCCTCTCTACCATTGGAAAGTGGCACATAGGCATCATTGCCTTCAATGCGGATCTGGCGTATCTTTGCATTCATCTAGCGGCTCCTATCCGCTGGTGTGGGCCGGTTGAGGGCGCAACCTCCCGGCCCGTCTTTTATCGCACAATAGTGCAAGTGAGGCAAGCATGAGCGCATCAGACTTCGCCAGAGAGCCGCTAGTCGTTGTGGAAATCTCGCAACCCTTGTGCAGCCGCGTTTTTGGCACGTCGCCATGCCTTGCCACGGGCGAAAAGTGCTTTAACACCGACGTGACATGCAAATACCTTGCCGCTCTGGACCTTACCGATGAAGTGGTAATGCGATTTGTCGCGCCTGCCGCTAATCGCTGGATCAATGATGCGCTGGCGTTTCAACCATCGTCGGCCATTCCTGCGCTGATGGCAGTTGATACCGCGCCTACGGTGCTGAATGTGGGCGCTGGCAATGACGATATTTCCCCGCTTGGACTTCGGGCCGTGGCAACGGTGGCAATCAAAGACTTCCCCTATAACGATGTGGGCTTTGATCCTTACCTATCATCGCGGTCTTATGATCCGATGGAACGCGGGTCGTTCTGGACGAAGTGGCTTGTGCGAAATCCCTATCACACGGGCTATGTGATGCGGATTTACGATGGCTATTTTGGAGATGCGCTGACCGACATGATCAAGCGCGAATACTCGATTGAAAAGATCGATGCGTCACGGTCGTCTGTGCAGATCACCGCCAAGGATATCTTGCGCAAGGTGACGGATACGCAGGTGACTTGCCCGCCATTGTCGCCGGGGTCTCTGTCTGCCGCATTGACGGCGGTTGCGACCACGTTTGAGGTGGCAGGGGCCGAGGTTGCAGACTACGCGGCAAGCGGGTGGGTGCGGATCAACTCCGAGATCATGTCATATACGTCGGTTTCGCTGGTAGGGTCGAATGTGTCGTTTAGCGGGGTCACGCGTGGCCGGTTGAATACCACTGCATCGGCGCATAAACAATTTGATAAGGTGCAGCGGGTGGTAGCCTATGAGGCTGAGCCATTTACTGATATCATTTATGACCTGCTAACGACATGGGGCGGCATTCCAACGGGCTACATCACAAAGGCTGATTGGGATGCGGAATTTGCCGAGTGGCGGTCTATCTACAATTTCACCGCGTATCTGTCCGATCCTGTTGAGGTGCAAAAGCTGGTGGGCGAGTTGTGCCAGCAGGGGCTTGCGAATGTCTGGTGGGATGAGCGGGTGCAGAAAATCCTACTGCGCGCCCAGCGTCCTAATTACAGCGCGGCGACCTTGACCGATGCTGCGAACATCGTCGCAGATAGCGCGGTCATTGAGGAAAACCCAAAAGACCGAGCTTCGCAGGTCTATGTTTACTATGGCCTACGAAACCCGACACTGAACGTCACCGACAAATTCAGCTTTGCCAATGGTGAGGCTATCATTGACGTGGATAAAGAGCGGCAATATGGCGAAAGCAAGGTAAAGGAAATATTCTGTCGATGGGTCAACACAAGCGTAATCGCGTCAACCCTTGGCAACGCATATTTGCAGCGGTTCAAGGATGTGCGCAAATCAATCACGTTCAACCTTGACGCAAAAGACATTGCATCTGTCTGGACTGGTGACGTTCTGCTGATTAGCCATTTCCTTGACGTTGACTTTTACGGGGCTACCAAAAGCGGGGCTTGGCTGATAACATCGGCTGAGACGGTATCGCAGGGCGGGGTTTATCGTTTTGTTGCCGAGGATAACGAAAGCGCAGGATTGCTGTGGGAATGGGTGGCAGATGGCAACACCGATCCTATTGCGGATACTGGATGCTGGGTTGACGCGGATGGAACGGATGGGGCTGGAAATCTGATGCCTTACAGGTGGATCTGATATGACGACGTATACCTCAATTTCAAACGCACTTGTCGCAGTTGGGGCAAAGCCTTTTGCCACGACCGTTCAGGCGCTACGGGATAATCCGCTGGCGATTGCTGAGGGATCATCCGGCGCGCCAGTTGTCGCGGCTGGATGGCATCCATACAATAAGGTAACGGCTGGCGACGCAAACACAGGGCTGATCTATTCATTCGCCGTGAATGGGGCGCAGGCTACTGTCACTAGCCCAGACTTTGAGAATGGTTATGAATATGCGTTTTTGCTAAACCATATTTCAGCATCATCTGGAACGACAAATACGATGCGCATTAACATGTATCGAGAAACCACCGCAGCCTATGCAGGGGTGCAGGCTATCTCGGCAGCGACGATTGGCGGTTCAGTTACTAGCACTCCGGGCCTTAGCGGGTGGGTGAAAATCAACCGACCGCGTCAGGTTCTGCGGGCGCACAGCCTTGCCGTGGCAACGTGTCTTGCCGACAGCTCTGCGACTGTCACGCCGGGTGCTGGCATAGATCAAACGCTGTTTGTCGCGCATGGATCAACTGCACAAAAAATCCTGCGCGCGCAATTCTCAATGACGCCAAACAATATCGGGTCTGCAAATGGGCCATGCGAAATCTATATGTTCAGGAGACGCGATTACCGCGCATGACTGTAAATGCTGCGCATGTTATGATATAACATGCCTAGCCCTAAATGAATGGAGGCCACAATGGCACAAAATACCGACCTGAATATCGCCGCAAACACTTGGACCATGATCACCGATAGTGACGTATCGCAGATCACGTTCCAGAATAAAGGCGGGACGCATATCATGGTAAAGGCCACCACTGACACCACCGCGCCAACGACATTTGACGGGTCAATCCGGTATAATCCGGGGCAGGGTGAGCGCAACACGCTCTTGTCTGATATCTGGCCGGGTCTGACTGGCCGTGATCGAGTGTGGGTCTACGCATATGGTCCGGTAACGGTGTTCGTCAGCCATGCGTGATATCTCCAGTCCGCTTGACGGGTTTTCATCGCCATTTGGCCCGCAGCGAAATAGGACGCTGCAATCCCTGCTATTCGGTCAGACCGAACCCGGCCAACTTATGCCGGTCGATCCAGCGTATCTCTACCAAGACACCGCAGGCACCACGCAAGTAACCGCTACAGGGCAGTCTGTTGCGCTATGGATGGATCGCAGCGGTCGCGGAAATAACGACACGCAGGCAACGGTAGGATCGCGCCCGATCTACGGGAAGCATCCGGCTAATGGCTATCGGAATATGCTTGCGTCAAGTGATGATTTCTCATCTGCGGTGTGGTCAAAGTCTACGGGTGGGGTAGGCAGCGCACCTGTTGTTACACCAAATTCCGCCCTTGCCCCTGACGGCACCATGACAGCAGATACCGTTGTCTTTGCACTAAACGGTGGGACGACTTCGGCGGATATTTCCCAGTTAGCACAGACTGTGGCGACTGTGGGCACGGCGGTGTTTTCACTGTGGCTGAAAACAACCGATGGCTCGACAAAAACAATGTCGCTCATTGCTCCGTCCGGTGTCATCTCAAAGATCACCATTACAGGTGAATGGCAGCGTTTCAACGTCTCTGGAACTGGTGGAACAGTAGCCCGCCTACGCCTGCGTGGAGACGATGGGGTATCAGACAGTGTGAGCGTCAATATCTGGCGCGCGCAACTCGAAGCAGGATCAACCGTCACCGAAGCCCAACGCACAGGCGCAACGTCCGGTACCGCATGGCCAGCACCGCCGTCCTACGATATCACCGAGGTAGGTCAGGCCGATCTGCATTACCTGCACTATAACGGGGTTTCCTCGTTCATGGTGTCGCCCACGATCACGCCGGGTATCGATAAGGCGCAGGTTTTCTTGGGTGTGCGGAAGCTGAGTGATGCAGCTTACGGTATGCTTATTGAGACAAGCGTAGATTGGTTCGGGAACAATGGCACAATTGCATTGGCTGCACCGTCTGGGGTCGCATCAAACTACGGAATGGTGTCAAAGGGGACAATCGCACGGTCTATAACGGCAGCAGCAACAGCGCCGATAACGAACGTAGTAAGTAGCATTAGCGACATCGCAAACGACAACTTGATACTTCGTATTAACGGCGCGCAGGCTGCAATATCTACTGCTGACCAAGGCACTGGCAACTATCTCGCCTATCCGATCTACACAGGCCGTCGCGCGGGAACGTCTCTGCCATTCAACGGACTTGTCTACAGCAAGATTGTCCGCTTCGGCGCAAACCTGACCGCCGATCAGATTGCATCAACTGAACGCTGGACGGCACAACGCATAGGGGTATCGCTATGATCCGCATCACCGCAGCAGCATCGGCCACGATCATTGACGCCGCAAACCACTACGCAATGTGCATCGGCATGAGCGAGGCAGAAGCCGACACCTATCAGGGGCTGAACTGGCAGGACGGGGCTGGCAATCTCTATGCGGCAACGTCATTCATGGTGCGCCCTGAGTGGCTTGGCGCGGCGCAGTCGCCACTGGTGCGCCCCGCGTGGGATACTGGCAACGTAGTCGATATGGCGCTGGCCGCGCAGGGGCAGGCTGCATTGCGGTTCTGGCTGGATGGTGTCAATTCACCGCCCCCGCCTGCCGCTGGCGTGGGCCTGCTGACCGTCTATGGCAACATGGGAGTGCAAGAGGCTTTGGCGCTGATGGGCCTGACTGCGGTAGAGGTTCTATAATGCGCGACAAGGTGCTGCACTTCATCGCTGGCGCGGCAATCGCGGCGCCTTTTGCCGCTGTCGGATATCCAATCCATGCGGCTGCGGCTGCGGTGCTTGTTGCTGTTGCTAAAGAGGCATGGGATATGCTTGGCAACGGAACGCCAGACGTAATGGATGCTTTCGCAACAATAGCGGGCGGCGCATTGGTGACAGTATGCCTAACGTGATCCATCAGATCATTGCCGAACTGAAAACACCATCTGGTCAGACCGGTCCATTGCACGGCGCATACGACCGCGCTGTGCAGGGTCTAGGCCATGCTATGATCGGTGCAGCTATGGCTAGCGTTCTTGGCTGGTATGGCCTAGCTGCTGGCCTTGCCGTGGCGCTGGCCTATTGGCTGGTAAAAGAGGCTGGCGACATTGGCCGAGGCGGTGACGTGCGCGACGGGATCGAGGACGCGCTGATGGTATGGTTAGGCTGCTTTTACGGGCCTTGGTGGTGGCCTATGCTCATGCTAGGATGCGGCGCGTATCTAATGGTCGTGGGGGCGCGGCGTGGACTGGCGTGATCTGCTAACTGCACAATCGCTTGATCGT